ACTACCCCATCCCGCCGCCCTCTTGCGATTCGTTCTAATCAACCCGCGTTCGGCGTGGAAGTATCTCGTCCACACTTAAACCCCCCTCGACGTGTCAATCGACTAAAGTCATGAATCGATTTAGATTATTGATAGGTTAACGCTCTTTTCGGCCACGCTCGCGAATCGATCGTGGTACGCCTTTACCCCCCCGTGGCTTCCGCCCGCGGGGGACCCGTCCGGTCGACCGAGGCGTCCCAGCGCCGCTGTACGCGAGCGCCAGCGCGTCCACGCAATCGTCATGACCCGTCCCACGCGGGCCGTAGGTGACGTTCCCCGCTTTGGTCGTGGAGTAGCCGTAGCTTTCGAGCTCCCCGATGAGCGTGTCGAGACTCGACGGGACCGTTATTTCTTCTTGTTCAATAGCGGTCGTCAGATTCTCGATGAGCTCCGTTTTCTTACGAGCGGAGAACCGGACGGGTTCGACCCGAACGCCCGCGGATTCGAGGTCGGCTACGATCTTGTTATCTCTCGTGGCGTCGACCGCAACCCTCCCGCGGTGGTCCGCCGCCAGCGCCTCTACGCGCTGCTGGATTTGCGACCAACTTACGTCCCGCTGCCGAGCGAACCCGACGAGCCGACCCCTCGAATCGAGTGCCACCACTACGGAGTAGTTCTCCGTCCTCCCGAAGTCGACCCCGATTCGATAGGGCGGCCGCCCCTCCGCGCTCCGCCAATTGTAGTCTGCCACGATCCGGGCGCGAACATCGCCGAACACGCTTGACTCGTCGCCGACGAACTCCGCCAGCACCTCTTGACGATACTTCCGCTCGGGCAGCTGCTCGCGCATTGCGTCCGCCTCGCTGTCCGGGACGTGCGGGTTCGCGTAGGTCGTTTGCCGCCACGACTCGACGGCGGGATGGTCGTCATCCGCGTCGCCACGCCGCCACCATTCCTGAAACCAGCCGCCCGGGCGCGGCGTCGAGATTGCGAGCATGTCGCCGAGCGTGTCCGCCAGCGTGGGACGGAGCGATTCAGTCCACGCTACGTCGCCCACGTCCGCCGCCTCGTCGATCACGATGTGCTCTAAGCCCTCCCCCACGAGCGATTCGGGTTTGTCGGTCGACCGGAACTCGATTCGCGAGCCGTTCATCAAATCGACGTGCCGCGGCTTCGACCGCTTCCGGTCCGCAACGAACTCGTCCGGGAGCGCGTCGGTAACCTCGTTCCACCCAGTCTGAGCGACGCGATACGAGGGCGCGACCCACCAACACAGCGTGTCCGGGGCGGCCGTGGCGCGCTCGATGATGGACGTAGCGGCGAGTTTGGTTTTCCCCCACCGTCGGCCGGCGCTCACGATCTTGAAACGCGCGTCCGAATCGCGAACCGCCTGCTGCCCCGCGTGGGGCTTCCAATCGAGGTCGACCGTGAACCCGATAGCGCGCTCCGTGTCGTCCTCTGTGCCGTTCTCGTCCTCCGGGGTGTCCTCAGTCATCCTTCGCACCCGCGTCGCTCTCCCCGCCGCTCACGTCTATTGCACGGATTGTGAGGTCGTCACTCGATGCTTCGAACTCGCCGATTGCGATTGCCGTCTGTGGTTCGTCGGTCCGCACGCCGAGCGCCTTCAGCTGCCTGTTGATGGTCCTGAGCGCCCGGTCAAGCGGTAGATTGACCGGGTTCTCGCCCCTGAGTTCGAACTTCTCTCCGCCGCTCACCGCCTCGGTGTCCTCGATTACCATCCCTTCGCTCACCTGCCGGTGGAGCGCCCGCCGGACCGCGTACTGCTGGGTTACGAGGTCTTGTACCACGTCGGCGTCGGGATGGTCGCGACCGAACGGTGCGGCGTCGAGATAGCCCTCGTATCGGTCCTCGATCCATTCGACCGCTTCCGGGTCGGTCTCGCGAAGGTTTTCGAGCAGGTTCGTCGGGTCGGATTTCAGGCCGTGCGTCGCCGGGTTCACGTTCCCCTCGGGAGCGCCGCCGCCGCTGTTCCCGACCGCGTTCTCGTTGCCTTCGGGAGCGCCGCCGCCGGGGTTCCCGAGGGCGTGGTCGTTGCCTTCCGGTGCTGGCATTACCTCAGGTTAGTGTTTGTGT